TGCAACATATAATGTATTTTGATCCCACATAGCATAGTATTTTGGTTTACCTTGAGTGGTTCTGTTAGGCCAATATTCAGTCATATAACTAATATCTTTTTGTAATAAATAAGTTCTTACATTCGCATCTGTTCCAGCAGTTGGATATATGGATGCCGTACGAACAAATGACATTGTGCTAGGAGTAGCTCCTGGCAATACAATAAATTCATTTCCTACACTTAACGTTGTAAATTGATAAGATCTAAAACAATCTAAATCGACTTCTCTAAATATACGAAGTTCTGCTTGTAAGATAAAATCATTAATAATAGTGTCTGTTAGAACATCAGAAGATGTTTCTGTATAACTTCTAATTTGTGTTTGTAATTCTGAAAAAGTTGTCATGATATTGCCACCGTTACTATTCCTAATTGAGTATTCATTATTGTGTCTTGATTAGCTTGTGAACTACCATTTAAAGGTTGCATTGTTCTTACCTGTACAGTTTCATATGCTCCCGGTGCAGGTATAGGATTAAACTGTTGTATTGTTTGTAAAACTGTTTGAAAACTATTAGCTCCAATTGCTGGTGATACCCCATTAGTTCCACCACCTGTCATTGATGTAGATGTAGCATCATCATTTATATAAATACCACCGATAGGTATTGTTACACTAACAACCTGACCTTTTGAATGTTCTAAAGCTTCATAGTCAACAGGATGATTTTTTGGATCTAGTAAAGGTGATTTAGGTTCGTACTCAGACTGATGAACCCACATACCTGTCCATTCCTGTACCATTTCATTATAAGGATAGGCTTGTCCATCTCTATCAGATATACGTAAAGCAAATTTACCTGAAGCATACTTTGACATTAATAACCTGCCATAAATTGATTTCTAGGAACCATACTGTAACTTGCTTTTTCAACGTCTTCATCAGCAGCTCTTCTAAATTCTTCTTCATATAAAGTTTTTAATAATTGAACTCTATCTGGAGCATATTTTAAAGATAGATAATAAGCTAATCCTGCAGTTAAACACGGTAAAAAACGAAAAGGTATTTGTGCATTTGTGGGATATGTGTCTATATCTAGCATTCTAATAGATGCATAATATTTAAAAGTATAAGCTTCCTGTGCAGCAGGAAATAAAAAAACTTTTGGTAAAATAGTTCTTTCAAAATAAAATTGACTAGGACGACCTTTAGATGTTTTTACAGTATAATCTAAATAAGAACTTCGTCCTATTCTTGTCATTGAGTAATCATTATTACTACTATCTCTTATAACAGCCTCTGTAATATCAATTATTTCTGCTTCATCACCTGCTGTAGATGCATTACCCGCAGCATTAACAGGATACAAAGTTGTTCCTGATAACTGCGTAGCATCTGCTGCAACTGTTGCAGACCTTTCAGTTATTGTCCAAAGATTTAGACCTCTATTTGCCCACTCAGCTATCATGAGGTTTAAAGAACGTTTTGCGGTTTTTAGATGATAACCAGATCTATCTTGTAAACCGCAACGTTCGTAAGCCTCTTCAACTAAAGTATCAATTTGAAGGTCAAAATTTGCTGTGGAAGAGTATGTTGGCATTTACTACTTAGCAATACCCATGCCACGTTTAGCTATGCCGCCACCACGTTTATTTATTTTACCTTTACCAGTTCCTTTACCAAACTTACCGTAAGACTCATCACGGCTCGCTTTTAACTGAGCTGGTGTTCTTTTCTTTTTAATTCTCATAGCGATAGATTCATCTTTTCTATCTTTGTAGCCTTGTTGTTTTTTGCCAACTGGACCACCGTCTTTTAATCCCATCGCCATTCTTTTATGTTGATTAATCGCGCCGCCAGCTTTTTTCTTAACCATACTGCCGCCGCCTCTTTTCTTTGCTATTTTTTTCTTGCCCATCATGATAGACCTCCATTGATCTTTTTATACTTATTAGCACGAGATACCACAACGTCTTGATAGTACTCGTCAGGCCATAACTTATAATAGCCTTGTTTATGCAATTTATCAGAAGCTTGCTGTAATTGCGAGAACTTTTGTACGAGCATCATAGAATATTTATGTTCAGGATATGACTCGTGTATTGCTGTGTTTTTAGTAGGGGATACAAGAAATTGTTGTTCAGATTCAGTAGCTGGATTAGATGGGTGAAAACTCATAAAATATATGTCTTTTCTGTTATACCATTCATTATAGTCTTCTGTGGCTAAATGCAGTTCATCAGGAGAATAGCTGTAATAAGGATCACAAAATATTAATATTTCTTTTTTAGTAAAATCTAAGTTTTTTAAACAATTATTTAATTCTTTTTTATAGGTGCTATATTTAGTTTTAATCACAATCCAAACTTTATTATCAGCCCATGCTTTTTTAGCAAAAGGACATGCGGGAACACCACCTAAATGTACATTAGATACCTCTAAAAAGTTTTTAGACCAGAGTCTAACGTCCTCTATTATGTCTTGCCTTGACGGTTGTATTTTTTCCATGTCAATCTCTTTCTTTTGTTTTTAGGTCGTGATCTACTTGAATGTCCTATACTTGTTCTTTTTTTAATTGGTGTAAAATATTCGTTAGAAGTTGTTTTAGCCATAAATTATAAATAAGTTATTGCACCTGCAACCCACAAAGCAGCAAAACAAATATATGCTATGGTTACTGGTTCCATTTTTCCTTTGCTTTAAGTGTCCACGCTTTCATAGCTTCTTTAGTTATTTTTTCATTAACCAATGTAGCTCCGTCTGGTATTTCATTATATAATTTTAACACTTCTCCATCCTCACTTATTTCTACATAAGCAGGACCACAAAAAGCGTCTTTAGGGAAGTCTTTATTTTTCTTTAACATTCGTTTTTCGTATAGACATTCACCTGCATTAGCCATTGGAATATATTGTGTCATTTGTGTTTCTTGGTCATTCATATTTCCAAATACAAATAAAATTATTACTGCAACAATTTTCATTGTGGTACTCCGTTCTGTCTAACCTTGTCCTTTAACAATTCTACGTCTTTTTGCATCTGTGTTACCTGCTCTTTTAGGAACTCGATGTTTACTTTATTATGCATCATCGACTCAAGTTCTGCTTCCATTGTAGCATTTTTTGTGCCTAGCCATTCCAAAATCATTGACTGCTCCATATCCACAGGCGTTTGCTCAGCTTTTTTTAACAAGTCAGCTTCCATTAATTGTCTTGCAGTCTCAAGTTCCGTAATTCTTTGAGTCAAATCGCTGTAGGCAAATATACCAAGTGATATGGCTGCGATCAGGCCTAACAGATTTCTAACAGGCATACTTATCGCTGTGTTATCTGATATTTTCATTTGTACCCTTTCTGTTATATATTTTTTTACTCTCTACAACTTTTGGTTTATATTGAGAAGTATATAGTTCTTTCGCAATAGGGTTATTTTTTTTCATAGCTCTATTGCGTTTTGTTTGAAACCATTTGTATTGTTTGTTCACCATTATCCACCAAGAGGATTTTCTAACGCTCTTTTAATTCGCTTATCTATCTTTTCCTCTAGCTCCTTTTGTGCTTGTTTTATTTTTTCTTCTAATTTTTTCATATCATCTTCAAGTGTATCAATAGTAGTTTTAAGATCTTTTGCGTTATCTCTAGAATCTTCTTTTACTTGTTGTTCTACATCATTAACAATTGACTCTACTCTGCGCACATCTTGACGTAAATCGTTTTTAAGTTCATTGGCTACATCAGACACCAGTCTTATTTCTTGCATCATCATTTCCATTTCACCCATTAACATCTCAATCTCGGTTTGAAGTAATTCTGTCTTGCTTGACATTTCTTCTTTTGTCAGTGCAATGTTTTTATCAAACTCAGATAAATCTGGAGCTACATAATTCTGTATTTGTTCTTTCATGTTAAGGTAGTCTTTATAAAATTCAAAACCACCCCATAAACCACCACCTAAAGTAGTTAATGCTGTAAGAACCACGAAGATTTTTCCGCCTTTAAATTTAAGCCCCGCAAATTCCATTTCTGCCATAACTACTCCGAATCCGTCTGCCATTGTTGCATTATCATATCGTTCATTAATCCTTCACTACCTCCAAATAAAAAATATTGTGCAATATTGTTATTTTCTATTTGTGTATCAGGTATCATGTAATCTGTAAAAAATCCTTGCCTATCGTTTAATTGTTGTTGTGAGTCAAAAAAGGTTTTTGTATCACCCAACACCTGCATTACAATTAATGTTTTTAACTGATTTGTTGAGTCATATCTACCCTTATCCCCCATCTTCTTGACTATTTTCTTTGCGGCTTTTTCTTTTTTAGATTCTGGTTTTTTTACAGGTTTCTCTTCGGCTTCACCCTTATCTTCTGTTTCTTCCATATCCTCTGGTTTATCCTCATTTGTTTTAGTCTCTGATACGCTTTCTTCGTTCTCTGTCTCTTCAGCCACCTCTTCTTGAGGTTCTTCCATATCTTCTTTAATAGGTTCATTTTGTACCTCCTCCGGCTCTGGTTGAGCTTCTTCCTTAACCTCTTCTATTTCAGGTTTAGTTTCTATTTCTGGCTCCATATCTGGTTCTGATACTTCCATGTCAGGCATATCCATTTCTGGTTCTGGCATTTCAAGATCAGGCATTTCTAATTCCATTTCCATTTCAATATCTAAAACCGCTACTTCCATTTCATCCATATCAACATTTGGCATTTCAAAATCCATTTCCATATCTGGCATTTCAAAATCCATTTCAAAATCCATTTCCATTTCAACAGTGTCATAAGACATTTCCATATCTGGTTCATCAAACTCCGGTTCAAAATACATATCATCACCTGGAGCGTCAGGCATTACTATGTCATTATGTTCAAATATATTTTCTACTATATCTATTACTTCTGTTTCTGTGCTACCCCCATAAGATACCCACATTTCAACACTAAGTATATGTT